ACAGCTGTTTTAAGCTTACTTCCAGGGTTTTTACGTCTATATTCTTTAACTCCCTTAGAAGTCATCCCAGCACCCTCCTTGACTGTTCTAAAGTTACGACCTTTACCTTTAGTTGTTTTTCTAGGTTCGTTACTTTTTTTACGTTTTCTTTTTTCTAATGGTGAGCTACTATTTTCAATATCATTATCACGCATCAAAAAAGGTCTACGTCTACCACAGCTAGTAATAGGATATGGATGGTTTTTTTGAACGTAACCACGTTTTGATGTTTTAAACATATTGTTTTGTTTTTCGCTTCCTAACATATTAAAAATCACTCATTATTACTTCATCTATTTTTTCTTGTACTTCTTTTTTTGTTGCTGCTAGTGTAAAACTAAGATCAGCTTGAAACCTAGCAACTTCCTCACCGTCTTTAAATATTATAATCGTAGGTACAGATGCTATTTTATATTTTTTTGCGTCGTCAGGGTTTTTAGCAATATCAACAGTTGAAAGTGTTTTACAGTCTTTTAAACCCATAAACCATTTACAACTGTTTGCTTCGTTCCAACCAGCGTTAAAATGTGTTGCTGTTATTTGAGCGTTACTTGTACTAGCAAAAAACACAAATAACATTACTAATATATAAATAACATATTGTGGCCAAGCTATATCAGATTTTTCCATTATCTATTATATAATTTATCTTCTATTTTTTCCAAAGATTCTTTTATTTCTTCAACATCTTTTTTGGTTTCCATAATAGTGTTACGTATCATTTGGTCTTTCATGTCAAACTCCATACGTGTAACCTCTGGATCTGGTGGTGGTGGTATAACAGGTAATTCTTTTGCCTCTGCTATATCCGCTTGTAAAGCAAACCACATACCAACTATAGTAGCAATACCAAAACCTAAAGCTATTATTGTCTTTATACTTAATTTAAAAGACGTGTCTTCATTTAATTCTTTTGTCATTTTAAAAAATTGTGTAATTTAATCCTAGTTTAAAATCGTACCATTCACGGTTCCAATATTTATTATATTTACCTTCCACAAAATAACCTAACTGTTTGTTTACTTTTATTCCATATATTAAACCGCCCGAATAGTCATACCATTGGCCATCAACATAATTGTGATAACTAAACTCACTACCATCATCATAGTGATATGGCATTAAACTAGCCCAAGCATGCAACCAAGTATTTTTGTTATATTTGTAATAATCAAAACCTACAACAAGCGAGTGCTGTATTAATTTTTTTAATTCATTTCTTTTTCTTTCTGTATAATCTGATAAAACTTGTGGTATAACAACAGCCTCCCACACCTCAGCGCTTGTTGCAACAGTATTACCACTTGGATCTTTATATATTGAGTTAGCCACGTCTACATTATAACCTTCTTGTAAAGCTAAATAGGTGTAATGTATGTTACCATTACTTAACATCCACTCATCTAAAGCGTTATAACCGTATGGCTCTGCAAGTCGATGTACTAGACCTACGTTCCAAGACAAATGCCTACCATCTCTATGTCTATATCTTTCTGACATTTCAAAATATTTTACGTCAGCAAAACCATCCTCAAGATACTCTAATTTTAATGCAAAAAAGTTTACACACAACTCATCTGGACAACCTTCATCAGAGCTAAACCTAATAAAATGATGTTGATCCATATAGTTTTTACCTTCTTGTCTTTTATAATCTACTTCAAACAAATATTCAACTCCTTTAACCTTACCAACAGTAGCCGCATCACTGTAATTAGATTCCGTGCCATCATAAAAAGTCTGCGCTTTATTTTCATATCCAAACCGAGCTATCTTACGTAAACCTATGGTAAAATTATAATCATAAGGAGTTGATATTGTTTGTGTAGATAAACCGTTATCTACAGAAAAAACATCAACATCAGACAATGATGTACCGCCGTTTACAGCAGCATAAAATGTAGAAAATTTTAAAAGATTCTTAAGTTCTTCATTATTAAGACTTTGCCCACAACAAGTTTTTGGAACAGAACAAGCCACTAAAAGTATTGTTATTAATATTATTATTAGTCTTTTCACCATTGTTATATAATCACTTATTTTTTTAATTCTTTACTAGTCTATATCTAGCATACGTATTTTTTTCTTTTTCTTTTTCTTTTTAGTTTCTTTTTCTATTACAGGTGCATTATCACCTATGTCTAAAAGATTTTTTCTTTTTTGTTCTTTTTTACTTTTTTCTTTGTTTTTTAGTTTATTTTTTTCGTTCTTTATTCTCTTAGATTCTTCTTTAGCTTCTTTCAAAGTTTCTTTTTCAATACCTACATCCCATCTACTCCAACCAGATAATACAGCAACTCTTTGCCACCATTTATTTTCGCTATCTAAACCAGCTTGTATGTTTTGTAATTTTCTATGTAATCTAGCTAAAGGCACATTTGTTAAAGCTTCAACAACCTGAGTTGATATTTCGTATGTTGGATTATCTAAATCAAATTTGCTCATTAATTTTGAAGCATCTTTATTCCACTGTAAGCTTCTTTCAGCAGATCTTAACTTTCTTATTTTAATACCAATAGGTGGAGATAACTGCAATAACTCTTCCCAAGCTGGTGTTTTAAAAAACTCTTTACTTTTTGCGTTTTCTTCTAGTTTTATAGCGTAATTTTTAAGAGTAGAAATAACTGCCCCACCAACACCAGAACCTTTTAGTATACTATCAATAGTTCCTTGTAAAATTCTATCTTTTTTAGTTTTAAGTATTTTTTCGCTTTTTTCGTCTTCATCTTCCATTAGCGCTGCAAGTACAGCAGATTGTAATCCATAAAATATTATACTTTGAACAGCTCCATAATATATTATTTTAGATATATTAGCCTTATCACTTTGAGCTTGTGTTGTGTATGGTGGTGATTTTCTTCTATTAATTAAATCTAATCCAGACTTTTTAATTAATCTAACATACTGAGAAGTAACATTTTGAAAAGCTAGTATTAATCTACCTAAAACAGAAGTTTGCTGCATAGATAACATGTCTGGCCTAGCTGACTGTTGTGTTGATTCAGCGACTTCCATAAAATCATTAAAAGCTTTTGTTTCCGCTTCTGTTTTACTTAAACCTTGGTTTAAATAAGTATTAATTCTATTTCTTAAAAAACTAGCACCACCAACAGCAATTGCAAAACTATCACCCATTTGTGTAGGTAAAAAACCTAAGTTTAATATATATTTTATTGCTGCTCTAACAGGGTTTTTTGATCTAGAAACCTCTCTAGCGATTTCACTAGCGTTAACATCAAACGATGCACCAGATCGTCTTTGTTTTAAAAAAGAAGAATTAAATATAAAAGAAAAATCTTGCCAAAATTGTTTTTGATTAGCAAAAGCTTTAGCAGCGGCAAATATATTATTGTCTGCAAAGTTAATAAAATTAACAAAAGATATTTGCTGTAATATTGCTGATCTAATGTTAAAGAACATTGTTGCACCAACTGAACCATTAATCCAATCTAACCAAGCATTAACTTGTTTATTTTTACCCGCAGGCCTGTTAGTTCCATTTTTAACTCTATATAACATGTCTTCTAGTGCTTCAACAAAATTATCACCAAATGCCGCTCTAATTTTATTCATGTTTTCTTTACTAAATATTATATCAGCGTTTTCTATAAAATCTTTAAAAAACTTAATTCTACCAACTCTACCAGTAGCATCTACTAAATCATATTTTATATTTCCAGTATCCCATATATCACCAGGATTAGTATATCCTTCTTCAATTCTTGATATTTTACCTACAGCCTCTGCAAAAGTTAATAAGTCACTATCATTTTTTATATAATCAACTAATTGTTTTTGATCTGTTTTACTTAAACCTGGTATTTCAAACCCTGCTTTATTCCATAAATAAACTCTAATAGCATCTTCAGTTGTAAAATCACCATCTAATATTTCTTTAGTTAATACGTTTTTAACCTGTGGCATACTTTTTAACAATGATTTATAGTCATTTGCTATTGCTTGCTTTGCTCTATTTAACTCCCTGTAAGCTCTATTTAACGGTTTTATTAAAGCATTTTCAAAAAACTCTCTATGTTTATTACCCAACTCTCCTTTACCCATAAAGTTATATAATAAGCCTATAAAATCTTCATGTGAAGGTGGTACGAAAATTCTAAACATACCTTTACGCTTACCACGTCTTCTAGCTTTTGCATCAGAAAAACGTTTTATAGCTTCAATACCAGTAACTTGTTCTAGTATTTTGTTAAACTCAGTATTCATTGAATTACTAAATTTAGTTTTAGCTTGTTGAACTTTTGACTTAACATCAAATTGGTCTAACATATTTTTAACAGCTTGCACGTTTTGTAAAGCATCGTCTGCAAAATAAAAGTCGTTATAGCCTTCTGCAACTTTATTAGCTATCCATAGTGCCTTAGATTCAGCTGTAGAATTAGCGAGACCAGTAATATTTTCTAAAGGTATATTTAAACCTTTTGATTTTAAAAAGTCTCTTATAGCTGGCGCTGAGTCTGCTGGTCTAGCAGTTAGTACAAACATATTTTTAGGACCAAACTTACCCTGTAGTTTCATTGCCTTGTTAAATAAAGGAGCTGTCTTACCTTTAACAACTTTACTAAATTCAGAAAAATCAAATTTATATCCTTTGCCTAATAAATCTTCATAAGTACTAGCATATTGCTCTGCGTTTAACTTACCAGTAGTACCATCTGGTCTTGTAAAATTAATCATAGACTTTGTTGTAGCTAATGTGTCATCAAAGTCTAGCACTGTAATACCTTTTGTTTTGTTTTTAGAAGATCTTGAAAACTTAATTGCTTTGTTTAAAGTGCTTACACCGGATTGGCTTGATTTAGAAAACTTATTACCTATTTTATTTACATCATTTTGTTTGAATAAATTAATAGGTTGTTTTGGAAAAGTTTTTGAATCCAGTTGAGTTTCTACTTTTAAAGACAAACGTCTCATGCCTGGTTGCGCACTTGGTTTTGAAGCAACAACTCTAACAGTTAATGGTATAGGTACACCTGCAAAATTACTTGCACCAGTTTTTAAAGGATCAAATGTAGTAGTAGTAAATAAACCTGCATTACCCATGTTTATATAAAAAGAAGGTATTTCTTTGTTTAAATAATCAAAGTTAACAAAATCAGAATCAACAAAAACAAAAGAAGCTATTTCAGCATCTAAACGTTGTTTTTTTATTCTTTGCCAAGCCGCTTCAGGTATAAGAGTTTGACTTTCGCCACGAGCACTACTTAAATTAAACTTTTTAATTTTAAATTCTTCTGACAAAAGTTTTTTAATTTTCTTTAATGCTGGTATAGTTTTCTTTATTAACTGTTCTATTTTTTCTGGGTTTAAACTTTCTTTATTACCAGCTATATTTATATCACCGTTTATTATACCATCTATATCTAAATAAACAGTTCTAGCAGGGCCTCTACCTGTGTCAGCTTTAACTTCTACACCTAAAGTCATACCATCAATTTCTAAAGAAACATCAGGGTTTACGCCTTCAGCTACTTGATCTAAAACAAGATTTATAAACGCGTTGTTGTTTGATAATGAAGCAAAATTGTTTATTACATGTTGTTCTAAATAGTAAGAAGTTGGTTTTGATTTTAAACCTTCTTTTTGTCTTAATAGTATTTGTTCATTTAAAGACTTTCTTATTTCTGGTATATTCTTTAGTTTTTCTATACTATAAATATTACTATTTATTAATTCTTTTAAAGCAACTCTATAAGACATGCCTTTTGTATCTTTTACATTAATTAAAAGATTATACAGACCTTTATCTATATACGAATTTGTTTGAGCATCGTTTGTATAAGAAAATTTAACGCTAGGATCTCTACCAATTTCAGCTGCTAATTGTTCTATATTGTCTTGTGCTAACGTTTCACCTTTTAAAGCTGCTATTTCAGCTCTTTTATTAACAACCTCTGTACTTTGTGCAACCTGCATTGTAGCATCAAAAGATAAAGAACCAGCTATAGCTTTAGCTAAAGCATCTTTTCTAGTACCTCTTTTACCAGATCTAGCACCTGTTTTAGGATTTATAGTAGGTATATCAAAAAAACCTAAAAATTGTTCTTGAGTTGGCATTACTTTTTTGTATAAACTTACAGCTGTACCTTTTTTAATAATATTTATAGCACTTGGTGGTAAAAGATTTTGATCTATTGCAGACTGAACATCTTCTATTGTTGTAAGTTTTCTAACAAACTTTGTAAAAACTCTTTCGTTGTTTGGTAAGTTTCTTTCCATTTGAACTAAGTCAGCTGTAAACATAGCATCTATAATAGGAACTCTAAACTCTTTTAAATTTTTAATATACTCTTTTGCACCTAAAAAGTTTTTAATATCTTTAAATAAATATAAATTAGCTTCATCTCTAAGCTTTCTTTGTATATTTCTTACCGAAGTACCAGCTTGATAAGCTCTTAATAAAGATTTTGTTGCAGCATCTAAAATTTTATTATATAAATCACTTCCTGTTTTTATACCTAATTTATTTCTAAACTTAGATGTTTTTTCTTCTTTTGTATCTGTTTTTCTTTGTGCCCTTGCTGCTGGCGATAAATCTTGCTCTTCAAAAGCATCTATTCTAGTATCTTTTTCAGCAGCAACTTGAACTTTAACATCACCTTCTTTTGTTCTACTGTCTACGTCTTTTGCTGTTTTTTCTTGTTCTTTTTTCTTAAACTCTCTATTGTATACATTACCAGCTTTGTTTGCTATTTGAGAGTTTATCCAACCAAATAAATTATCGTTTTTTTCTGGATTAAAGTTTTTTATATGGCCAACTAACTCAGAGTAAACAAGATCAACAAAGTTTTCTGGAACAACATCAGCTTTATATTTAGACCTTATTAAAGCATCTAGCATTCTTTCTTCTTGTAGTGTTTTTATAGCGTAATCTGATCCTTGTGTTTTCCAAGTTTCACTATTCCAACCCATTCTACCTATTTCGTTCACTGCATCTGTAGCATCTTTTGACATTGAAAAAGCTTTTTTCTTTTTACCATCTGCTTTTGCTACTTTAGAACTTTCTAATTGTACCCTTGTTATTGTTCTTTTTGTTATTGATCCTAACAGACCTTTTCTATTTACATTTTTAGTATATAATCTTAAAAAATCAAAAACATCTTTACCAGTTTCTAATTTTACAGACTTTAAACCTAAAGCAACAAATTTATCTGTAAACGCTTTTGTTAGTGGTTTTGTACCTTTTGAATCTTCTTTTAACTTTATTTCATTTTTTTCAATTAAGTCAGAAAATAACTGAAAATACTCTTCTAAATAGTTTTCTTTTATATTACCGTCTTGGTCAAAATAACCGTTACTTTTCATTCTATCTTCTATTCTTTTTAAGTAAGCGCTATTACCAGATTCTACTAGATATGTTTTAAATGCATCAACTAAAGGTTTCATCGATGCGTTATCAGTTTTAAAGTTTTTTGAAAATATATAATGCAAAAGTTCATGACCTAAAACATTTGTTGCTCCAGTCATTGATGCAACTCTAGTGTTAATATATATAGTGCTTTTGCCATCAGCATTAACACCCATAAACATACCATCAGCTTTAGACAAGTCTGATTCTCCACTTTCTTTTATAGCGGCTTCAACTTCTTCATCTGTATTTAAATATTTTATAACTAGATCTTTTCCAAATCCTCTTATGCCTTTTCTAGAATCTAAAAGCTCTCTAGCTTTTAACACTTTACCTATTTCTATTTCTGTTTTTGCATTTATAAAACCAACGTGATCTTGATTTAATTCATTGTATAAATCTGATATTTCTTTTTTAGCATCGTTTCTTGTTGATATTGATTGTTTTCTATCAACGTATATATCAAAAAGCTTACTTATTCTATCAATTTTTTTAGCATACTCAAGCATTTCTGTATCTGTCTTGTTGTCAAAAGTAGCATTTAATTGCTTTTCTTTTGCAGCTTTCATTTGCTCTAGCCTATCTAATCTTTCTTGATATAATTCTCTTGTTCTACCGGTAGCATTATTAATCTCTTCTTTTGCATTAAGAATTCTTAAATTTAAATCAAGCATTTCAGATTGCCACTTTTTAGGAGCAAGAAGTTTATATATATCATTTTTGTATGTTGCATTTGTAGCTCTCATACCACCAGATATTGGACCACCTAAAAGACCACCAATAAGACCATCGTTTATAAAACCTCTCCAATAATCTCTAAATGTTTTTTCATCTCCGTAAACACCTTGATCTGCAGCTTGTTGTAAGTTGTTTGTAATACCTTCAGCCACAAACTCACCAGTAAAACCTAAACCAAAACCTCTTAAACCTCTATTAATAAACCCACGACTGTATTCTTTTACAGCTTCTTCTGTAGTTCCTTTCCTACCTAAACCAACAACACCTCTAAAAAATCTAGCCCCTAAATATTCACCAACAAATTCAGCGCCAGCTTTATAAAAAGCATTTTCTCTTAAATTAGATAAATCTTCTTCTGTAATATTAGCAGGATCTAAACGCCTGTCTATATTTTCTTTAAAATTTTCACCATAACTACTAACAGCTATAGTACCAGCTCCAGCAAGTGGATTAACAGCTGATATTAAAAAAGAATATATATTTGAAACAGCCTGGGAAGAGGCTAAATTTCCAGCGTCTGCATATTTACCCTGATCTATTAAATCAACAACATCTGCTTGACTACCATCTTCGTTAAAATGAGGATCTTCAAATCTATTTAAACGTCCTCTTACATGACTAAAAGCTTGATGACCAGCCCAAATTTCACCTTCTTGTATTAATTCATCTATAGTTTTTCCTTGAGCTATACCATCTGCTATTTTTTCGCTCTCAACAGTGTACATGGTTCCTTGTATTAAACCTAAAACATTATCAGCAAGCATGGTACTAGTTTCAATCCACCAATCTGGAACTTCAAATCCAACTTCTCTAGATAATATTCTTTTATCTCTTTCACTTGTTGTTTCTTTTGGATTTGCGGCCCAGTCTTGAAATCTTTTAAATTCTTTTTTACCTTGGTCTCCATCTAATTGAGCGTTAAACTCTCTGCTATAACCAGTAGCCCTATGAGTTACAGTTATTCTGTGAGTAAAAATACCTCCACTTGTTTTTACTTCAAACTCATTTGCAAGTCCTGCTTTTTTTAAAGACTTTTCTAAATGTTTAACGCCATCATCTTCATCTTGATTAAAATGATAACCATCACTTGTCATAGAATAAATACGGTTAGCATGTTTTTTACCTTCTTCACTATTGTTGTAGTTTTCATGCCAAAAAGCAGGTCTTGTATAACCAAGCTCATTAGTAGGCCTAGTGTATTCTTTTTCTAAAAAAGTTTTTAATTCTTCTTGTTCACTTGTTAAAACTGTTGTTTCTTGAGGCTCTTGAAGTTCATTTCCCTCGTAAAGATTTACAAATTGACCATCTTTTACTGTAGACATAAACTTAGGTTCATTAGCAGACACAAGCCTATCTGTACCAGATACAAACTGACTTCCGCTCCAAGGATACATAGTTTGACTTTCTTTTTCTTTTAAACCTAAAGATTTTAACTCTTTTAGGTAAGTTTCAAAATCCATGTTTTGCTGCTTAGCATACCCTTGCAGTTCTTCTAATGTGTATTCGTCTCCGTCAAATTCAAACATATTATTGTAACTCTTTTATTTTTTTGTTTATTTTTTTAACCTCATCCATTGCCATTTTAGTAGCTTCATCTACACTTGTTGCTGTAGGATAATTTTCTTTTATGAAATCTTCATCACCTAACATGAACAATATAGTGGTTTTTCTTTTAGTAAGCTCAGTAATGTTATTTGATAATTTAATTTCTTCTATATTTAAAGCTTTCTTTTTTGGCTTAACTCTAAACATATCAAAATCAGGATGTGATATTTTAAATCCTGTTTGTTTTCCAAACAATACATGTGTAGGAACTGGCTTTTTAAGCGTTTCACCACTCCATGTACCTGTTGCAGGATTATAAGAGTATTTATAATTATTAACAGTAAAAGAAGTTTCTTTACCATTCATAGCTTCTTTTGCAGAGTTATACATGTTAAGACCGTCGTAATATTCTATATAACCATTACCACCAATACCTTGAGCACGTAACGATTTACCACTTCCAATCCAAGGCTCTAAACCTTTGTCTACGTTTTCATTAAGAACAGCATCATAATTTCTTTGGTAATTATTTTTACCTATGCCCATGTAATAATCAGCTAATAAATCACTTGACCTTTTTAAATCAAAAGCTTCATGCGTAGTATTTGTTAAAACTTCAACCATTAAATTAAAGTTTTGTTTAAACTTTTCTTTAGACTCACCTTGTAAGCCCTTAGCGTCTTTCATGTTTATACTGCCATCTTTATTTCTATCTAAAGTTGCAAAAACATCGCTTAAAGGTGATTTTTCACCAGTATCTGACAAAAACATATTACTTAAAACTTCTGTTGCTATATCTATTCTATCATACAAAGCGTCTTTAAAAGAAGCACCAACTATCATACTACTAGCTAAGTTTTGAAAATCACCCTTATCTTTAATATGAGTGTTAATAAACCTTGTTTTTTCAGAAGAATAAAAATCTGGATTTTCAAAAGAATTTACAGGAGCTTCTAATTTAGCGTCAGCAGCGCCTAATGTAGAGTAATCATTTATGTTAGCCATAACATTTTTTAATTTATCAGCGTCATACTGAGGTAAGGCACTTGCCATTTCATCAATAGTCATACCTACGACTTCTCCTGATTTTTGTTTTTGTGTTAAAAATCTTAACTTAGATGTTGGATCTGGATTTAAAACTCTCATGTAGTCAGTGTTATAATTTTGAGCATAAACCTTTAAATCACCATCCATAAACTTAACACCTACATCATCATTAGTATCCATGTTATCTAAGTCAAGCATTAAAGTCATAGGATTTATAACTTTTCCATCTACATCGTCTACTCTAACGTTTTCAACGCGAGTTTTTAAATTCATTGTTTGCTCTCTAAAATTAACAGCAGCGTTTATAACCCTATTTAATTGACCTTCAATACGCATTCTAGCTTCTGCATTTAACTCGTTGTCATCATCTCCAAACGTATTTACTTCTTCAAAATCTGCTTGCAACTTTTTTATTTCATCTCTGACAGCCTGCACAACTTTCATAGGCATAGGTTCTTTTTGTGAATATATTTTTTTAAAACCAGCGTCTATAGATCTCTTAAGATTTTCAAGCTGTTTTTCTTTACCTATTCTTTGGTTATCTCTTTCTTTTTTTAACTCACCTAAAACATTAGTTATTATACCCATGTATTGTCTACTTACATCTATATTTGCTTTATAAACATTTGTAAGATCAGGATACTCAACTTTAGCTTGAGCTGTAGAAAGGTTAAAACTTGCGTTTATTAAATTTTTATCTGATGCCATGTTTTATTCTTTAGTAAATATATTATTATCATCACCACCAAGCTCACTAGCATTAGCAGCCAAACCACCACCAATAACACCAAACATATCAGCAACTATTTGTTGTTGAGCTAATTCAGCGTTCATTTGATTTGCTATTGCTTGTTGTTCTGCGGCTAAAGCACCAGCTGTTTGACCGGCCTGCATACCTAACAGTGTAGCTTGTCTATTCATTTCTGTTTGTTGTTGATATTGAGCACCTTGTCTTTCTGCTATTTGCACGGCAGCAGCTCCTTTTGCAGCAGCCAATTGATTTCTTGATTCTTGTTGACCAATGATACCTGATATTCTTTGAGTTTGTAAAGCACCTTGGTTGGCAAGTGATTGGGCTAAACCAGCTATACCACTACTACCAGCAGCACCTCTTAAACCTTCCATTATGTTAGCTCTTTGTTGTGCACCTTGTTGAGCCATAAACTGTGCTTGCTGTTGATTTACGGTTAAGTCTTCGTATACATTTTCAAGATTTGCAAAAGGGTTTTTTATTTCCATTTCTAGATATTTTCTTTTTTCTATATCTAGCGCTTTTTGTTGTTCTTTTCTAGCTTCTTCAGCAGCTTCAAATCTTCCTTCTGCTTTTTCTCTGTTTCTTTCAGATTGAATTAAACTTACCCCGGTGCCCACAACACCTACTACTATAGCACCCCAGCTCATAATATATATAATTTAGTTAATATTTTCATTTTTTTGTTTTTAAATATTCTTCGTATTCTTCCCAAGTAAAAACTACATTTATTTTTGCTAACTCATCTAAGTCTTGCGTGTTAGTTGGATTAGCATGTACCGTAACTATCTTACAATCTTCAACGGCATAAACTATTCTTTTAGCACCTTGTGGCGAAACAATATAACAGGGCGCTATAAACTCATCAATACCACCTTCTTTTGTTCCGGCTAAAACTCCTGATAATAAAAAAAACCCGTAACTGTGTTTGTGTATTGCTGATATACCTAACTGGCCTTTTTTCATTTGCATTTCTCTAATATAAACACCATCGGCAAAAGAGTGTTTATATTTCCATAGTTTTTCAGGATATATTATTTCTTTACCATTACCAATAATGTTTTCACCATCAGCAACATTGATAAAATATTTTTCAACTGCATCTATTTTTTCTCTATACGACTTAACTGGCGTACTATCAATCAGTTTTTGTAATTCATTTTTAGACATAATTTAATATAATTTATATCTAATATAGTCACAGTTTTGTGTTTTTTTTTACTTTATGCGGATGTTAAGAACTTTTCTACATCAAGATGTAAAGTAACACTACTATCTGGTATTGACAATATTTCAATATCACCAGTTATAGTTATTATTTTAGCAGCATTAGAAAAAGTTAACTCCGCTCCGCTTGTTAAAGCTACTGCAGAAGCTAAAGTTATATTACCACTACCAGTTGCAGCCGCTTTATTAGTAACTCTTATTCCATCAGTAATAACATCTTTACCCGCAGCTCTAATATCTGTAGCACTTAATATACTACCGTTGATAAAAATACCATCTTGTTGCGCAACAGCTACAGTTGTACTAGCGCTAGAATAAGTACTACTAGTAGTCGTAGTTTTAATTACATTGGCATCTAATACTTCGGCTTTTAAATTACTAATTATAACGTCTAAACCAAAAGTTAAATCTTTTATAGCTTCTTTTCCATAAGCTAAAATTTTAACATTACTATCATCTTTTAAAGCATCTGCCTGTTGCTTGTCAAATATAACATTACCAGCTTGTGCCGTAACAAATCCGTTTCTACCAATAGAAGTAACACTACCAGTTGTTTCAATAGCGCTAAAATTATGTTTGTTATAAAAAATTTCATCTTCAATTGTTTCGCAGCCTTCTTTTTCTAATATTGTATAACTATCAGAAACAACGTAATTACTTATTTTTGAATTAGCAGTTACATTAGGACCTGTTGTTGACGAAGGATCTAACACCATGCCTTGGCCTAAACCAGCAACGTTATCTACAGGCCATCTAAAATATGTAGAGCTGCTAGTATCCTCACCTGGCAGTGCCAAAGCCGCAGATCCAAAAGTTAAATTTCTAGTAGCTAAAAAATCATTAGCAGTAGGCTGTCTATCAATAATTATTGATTTACCACTTGCCGCTGTGAGCGTTATTGTAAATGATTTTTTTTGACCTCTATAAGCACCTATTGTAGAACTACCAGCTGTATAACTTATAGAACTTCTTCCAGTAGAAGAACTAGGGCTTGGTGTCATGCCGTTAAAAACTTCTCCACTATCTCCTAAGCTTGGAGCAATACAAGATAATGTTAAAGCTCTAGCAACACTTTGATATATTTGTTTTGTTAAAATGTAAGTATCAGATCCTGTTGATAAATTTTCATTAATAGTATTATCTGCATTTCTAACTTCTACACGTGGTGTAAACCTAGTTAAAGAACATTCTTTTTGCTCAGCGTAAACGTTTATAGTAAACAAATGAAGTTTACTAGCTACTGTAGAAAAATTTATAAAACCCTCACTTTTTGTTTTTATTTTAACAGCTCTTGTTCTATATTCAGTGCTTGACCATGTTTGTGTTTCAAAATTATAATAATTACCATCAGCATCATAAGCTTCTATGCTATACATAGCTTCATCATTACCGCTTAACACATACTTTCTTATATCACCATCTTCTGATATATCATTTGTATCAATATAAAAATCTGTTATAATATATTCTTTCAATTTGTTTTCTTCTATTATTTCATCTAAGTGCTCTTCATCAGACATTAAACTACCATTTGGCATATAATGAAAACCCCTTGGCGCAACGCTAACACCGTCACCGGCTAATCTTGGTGTTCCTAACAATATATCCCAGTTACAACAACTAGTATCATTTGGATTTGGAAAATTTGTACCATCATCACAACCTGGGTTACCAGGATAATAGTTGTAAGCATACCAACCATAATATTGAGAGTTAGGATCATTGTTAATTAAAACAGCACAACCATATATAACTTCTTTTACAGTACCATCAGGTAATACCGCTTGTCCAGTACCACCGCCTCTTTTTTCAGTTCCCAGAGGCGTATCACATTGACAACAGTCAATATTTCCATAAGAAGGAACGCCAAAAGCGTTTGGACAGCCACTGTTGTTAGGGCTATAGTTTAATGGATTGTCATATTGACCACCAGTTCCAGCATAATAAGGCATATGATAACACCCATAGTCTGGAGAATTAGGATCATTATTAAATTCTTGAGCACAACCTGCTACCCTAGGTTGCTTTTGTATATCGTCACTTAATAGCGTAGGGCCAGAACTATAACCACCTCTTAACATAACACCAGTGTCTTCAGTTGTGTTATTATTTTCTTCGTTTAAAATTTCTTGTTCTTCTTCTTGAGTTACAGGCGTAGAAACACGAGTTCTTCGTCGCGTAGGTCGCTCTGTAGATCTAGTACTTGAAATTCTTCTTGATGATGCGTGATATGACATATTTTATTTTTTTATTTACTACTTTCTGATACGTGCGATCCAACAGAAAACAATTCTATTTTATCTTTTGAGTTGTTTTTAAAATGAGCAGACATATAATAGCCTTTCATATCATTATTATTTATTTTTTTATCTTTAGCAAACATAATGTAAGCTCCAGCTGAAGGTTTAGGGTTTGGATTATTTATATTATCATACAATACCTCTATAACGTTACCTTCTATAGACATTATTTCACCTAAAAAAATTGGTACTGCATTGCTATAATTAAAACCACCAGTAGAATTAGTAGATGCAATATAAAAAACTAAATCACCAACTTGTGCAGAGGCGTTTATTGAATCAAATGTTAAAGCTATATGTATCATTTTTTTTTATTTTAAATAACTGAAGGTAGTGTAAATACAGTGTCTCCAGAACAAGCAGAAGCTGTCATATATTGATTATAATCTGTTGGGCAACCAACATAAAAGTCTAACTCATAACTAGTACCTATATCTAACTGAGGAGAAAATGCTGGATTAGTACTGCTATTGTAAGCAGGAAAAGTAACCGTAAACGGACTATTAGTTAAATTATAACTAGTAGGTACAGGTATTTGTACTGTATTTAAAATCATAGTTGACAAGTTTCTATATCTTAATTTAATATTATAATTAGGACCTACAGTATCAAGAAGACTAAAGTCAAAGCCACTAGGAAACTGGAACGTTATTGTTATTGGCATGTAAGTTTGACCATCATTTGTATCAAGTAATGCGCCGTTTCCAGTCATATACACAGGATCTACAATTAAATTATCATTAATCGCACCCGCACCCGTGGTATTGTCTAAACAAGGACACATTACGCAGTTACCTGTACAACCATAATTAGTAACACCATTATAATTTATGGCTGAAGGATCACCACAACCACCACAACAACCATTACCAACAGTACCATTTGGAGTTCCATTATCATCTAAACAAGGTTCGTTATATAAAGGATCGTAATTACACGCGTTTGGATCTGTACAACCGATATACTTACACGATCCATCATCAGTATTTGCGTTTGGATCATAATTGTCCGCAGCAATGCCATTAAAAGGACTTGCATAACTATTAGAGCTATCGTGAGGCGAGGTGTTAGAACACCAGTGATAAGAACCTCCATAACCAGTAGGATTAACACCATCTGTACAATAACCATCATCTATACATCCATAAACAGGCATGATACAACTACCATCATCAACAGTCACACCATCGTTACAAGGTGGCTGTTGTGTCATAATTGAACCTGGGTTTGGCCAAGTATAACCAAATACATTACTAGAATCACAATCATAATTTATAGCGTTAGTGTCAGTACAACCATAAACAGGTGGTGGTGGCGGTGTAGGTATTGTAAATGATGGTAAAGAGTTTTGCGACGCTCCATCAAGATTACTTTGTAAGTTATTTGAGTATTGTAAAGAAGCATTGTTAGGAGCGATAGGATGATTTCTAGCATCATTTTGACACATAACATCAACAGCAACAACATAAGTTGTGTTAGGTATAAAATTATTACCCATGACTATACCTGGTGCTCCAAAAGAAACATCTATAGAGTGAGTGCCATTGCCATTGTCTGTTATATAAACACCGTTGTTTAAAGTAAGATCATAAGGAGAGTATTCTATATATCCAGAAACTGGTGTACTACCACCTTGACCAGAGCTAGGATCATAAGGAGGTGAAAAATTAGGACTACCCCAGTGAACTTTTATACGCCAAACACCCGTACCATTTATTTGATTTCCACTTGCAGACATATTTTGTAAAAACTGTACATCAGGAACATCCCAAGTTATTGTACAACCAGTGTGATCTACGTTTGTTATTGTAACACCAGTTATAGGTGGACAATCTACACAACCGCTGTTACAGTTAGATGCATTAAAACCACTTAAATCTGCCCAATCATAAAACAGCGCTGTAGGATCTGCGCAATAGTGACAATAGTCCGCTAAAGTAGCATTTGGATCATAATTACAAGCGGTAGCATCTAAACAACCAGATGTTGGTGGATATGTACAACTACCATCATCTATAGTTGCACATGGCGGTATATAAGATATAGGACAGTTAGTACAATTAGGGTTTTGGTTAGTGTTAGTTAAATAATCAATCGTAGGGCCTGGATAAGGATAATTTAAAGTTATTGAAAAAGGATAAATATTTTCACTTGGATTACTAGCATTTTGATTATCCCAACATAATACGTTTTCACCAGTAGTTGGGTTTGTAACATTCCATCCATTATCTTGTCCAGAAAGTAAAAAGTTGTCAGCAAGAGAATCCATACAGCCATAGTAATCACATGAACCATCATCCGTATTAGCAGCAGGATCATAGTTAACAACATTGTTATTAAAGTTATCTGTACAACCCATTATTACAGGTATACAAGAACCATCGTCACATGTAGCCATAGCGTCGTAATTAAATGCTGTTGGGTCAGTACAACCAAGCACACAATAAATACAAGATCCGTCATCAACATTAGCGTTTGGATCATAGTTAATAGCTCCATTACAACCTACACCACAACCATTAACATATGTACCATCTGTACAGCCAGGATACTGACAAGAACCATCATCTGTATTAGCATTTGGATCATAGTTTGCGGCAGAGCTATCCATACAACCATAAACAAATGGAATACAAGGATCACTTGTAAAGTTAAAAGCACTTATTTGATTAATAGTTGCGTTTGGATTATAGTTAAACATTGTTGGGTCCATACAACCATATACTTCAGTATCATAAGCGTCTACAGCTAAAGTACCTAAGCCTTGGTGTGCAAAGTTTTCCCCGTCATAACCAAGAGCTTGATAATTTGCAACCAACAAGCTTTTTCCTTTAATATAGTTAAACCACTTTTTTTCTTTTTTAATAAATTCGTTTAAGCTACCAACATCTTGATCTGTTTCTATACTTTCAACATACCAACCAGGTTTTTCGTCTAAGTTGTAATATTCTCCATCATCTATAACACCACCACTAACATTTAGTTGAACATCTACTTTTGATTGAGTACCCTCGTAATCTAAAGTTTTAAAAGATTTGATACTTCCTGGAACATCATTAAAAATAGTAATAAAACTAGAATCTGTGTGCGTACCATAAAAAGTATTGTAATCTTCACCTTCAACGTGATGTTTGTATATTTTACCATTTTTAAATGTGTAATAGTTATTAGCACAACTATCACCATGTTCTTTTATAAAAGATTTAAAACTAACCCAACCTTTAACATCTTCTCTAAAAGAAACAGTTGCGTTTTTCTTTTTTGCAGTTTCTTTTATAGTTCCAGGATATCTTAAGGTTATATTGTATTCATCTTTTTTATCATCAAAACTACCATGTATCGTGCTTGTAAGCTTTAAATTATCTCTAAACCAATCTTTCATACCGTGATCAGATATAGGAGTAATACCATCTCTAGATAATCTAATAATAGCACCTCTAACTTTATCACTAAAATAAGCTCTATAAGATTCAGAAGCAAAACTTTCTGGGTTTTTAGATATACCATATTCACCAACAAAAGGAACTGTTTGACCTAAAACTCTATTTGTTGAAGTTAATTGAGCATTACCGTCTGCCTCAAATACAGCGTCTTTATCTGCTAATATTCTTAAAACTTTATCTTCACACATTGTAACTAAGTCAGTATCTCTAGAAAATAGTTTTTGAATACTACCATATATAGGATTTACATCTTTTGTTATTTTTTCAGCGGTAATAAATTGATTTAAATTATTTATACCAGAAACAGAATTATAAAGCCCCGAGTATATTAAACCATATTTTCTTCTTTCTTCTTCATATTTCTCTTCTAATGTAGAAGAAACTCTTACACCATTAGATATAAAAGGAGTGTTAAAGTTGTCTCTTATTCTATTAGATTCTACACCATTGTTAAATGAATAACAATTATGCCAATTAAGTCTATGGTTACTATTATATAAAGAAGGATTTAATACAATGTGATCAATGTTAGGATAAGTAACATTTATACTTAAATATTCAACAGCTTCAACGCCAAAACTAGTTCCATCCGCGTTTTCAACACGAAAAACTTGTTCAGGTATTAAACCAACAGCTGGATCTGTAGGATCAAAAACCGCAGAGTGTGATAGCTCTATAACATTATCATAAGCATTAACTACCGTTGTGTTTGGATCTAAATGATTTATAATAACACCACTAGCATCTGTGGTATCATTTGTACTTACAAAAGAACCGTTTTCAATAATAGTTCTAATAGTAGTGTCATCTAAAAACAAAGGTATACTTTTACTTATTTCATAATATATATCTAGATCTTTTGTTTCTTTTGGTTCTGTTTCCCAAATGGCTGGTTTTTCAGGTAGTATTTCGTCTGGAAATATTTCATCAACAAACTGTATGTTATAACCAACAGAACCTATTGTTTTATAATTACTTTGTACCGCAGGATCCATGTTTAAGGATTCTGCTGCTTCTGGTGAAATACCATTCATACAGGCCTGTCTAAGAGTAACCTCGTCAGTACTACCAACAGAACTAGGAAAATCACTTTGTTCTAATCTTTTATAATAACCAGTTATGAATATTATATATTCATTTGCACCCACTTCTTTTATAGACTCAACAAGTAAATTATCATGATCAGGAGCACCAGTAGCATCGTTAAAGTTTGTTATTAGATATTGTTGTTGAGTAATAACCTGTGGTGTTTCTGAATTATCACAAAAACCAGTAATATTATCTACTCTAATATAAGGCTTGTTGTTCATGTTAGCGCCAACTTGACTTTGTGTTATTCTTTGAGTACCTGTTAATTTTATTTCTCTACCTTCTAAAAAAGTTATTGGATTATCATTGTTACCCATTTTAACACCGTTGGGTATTGGGCCTGGAACAAGATTGTTCGAGCTATGAGTAGGATCCCAAACACTCATAGAAGGCTCTACATTATAACTAAACTTTTTTGAAAAGTTTGCTGGCCTATAAAGACTTATTCTTTCATTGCTATCAAGAGTAGATGTACTTCCCCAACCTTGAGAACTAGGGGCATGGTTAATTGTTGAGTTAGTACCTGCTTTAGGGTTTCTACATAGTTGTAATTGGTCAACACTACCAACTATTTCATGCACAGTACCATAAGGATTATTTTCCCATCTAAATCTAAATCCTGAATTTAATTTACCAGCAAAGTTGTGTTGATCTTCATGTCTATCGTTAGGCGCAAGAGCGTTGCTGTAAATACTATTACTACCAGTTATATTAAAAAACCCTTGACTACCTGGTTCAGTAGTTACTTTTCTAATAGTAGAAGACTGAAGATCATAAACATCGTCTCCTGTAAAATGTATACTACCACCACTATCTAAATAAGATTCATTAATATTTTCATTATGACCATCTACGCTTGAATACAAATTTATATCAGCAATGCAAACAGTGTCTGTGTCAAAATATTCTCTTGTACCAGCCGTAATACCGCCAAAAGATAAGTGTACTCTTGATTGAACATTATAATTTGTAATACCACTACTATTAACACCGCCTGGCTTATTAATCCAACCTTCATCATAAAAATCATCATTGTATCTAGTAGCGTAATAAGTAGATTCATCTATATACCATCTTCCAGGCACAGACCATTTATAAGTGTAATATGGATATGCAGCAATACCAGCATAATTTGTTCTTAGTAGTCTATTATAACCCTGCGCACCAACAGTAAACGAATTGCTATAAGCGTCATATGCAATGTCAGCGTGACCACCACCAGCCCTAGAATCATGATGGGCTTGTGTATACATTCTCATAGGTTGAAAATAAGCCATATATCTACCAAGAGCAGATGTATCACCAACAGTATAATGTGTATCACTACCCGTTATAGATTCAGAACTTTTACCACCAGCCCAACCAACAATATGCTTCATTCTTTCCATATATATATTATGGTTAGGCATATGATAAACTTTTTTCTGAGCTAGTTCAGCGTATTCTATTTCACCTTCAAATATTGCTTTTATATGTTTTTGAAATATTTCGTCTACAAATATTTTTACAAAAAATCTACCATCAAATTGAGGCTTGTTAACAACCGTGTATTTCCATACTCTGGCCTTTATACGATCTCTTATTTCAGTAGCATTATTTGGTTGAGAAGGATTGTCAAGCATAAAGTTTACATCAGTACCAAAAGTATCCTCAACTCTTATAAAATAGTATTCGGCTTCTCCAGTAACAGAATCTCTATCTGCTGTTATCTCGGCTATTTTATATCTAGCAGAAGTTTCACCGTTAATAGTGTTAACAAAGTCAACATGTAGTTCTGCTCCGGGCTCACCTGCTTCTTTTTCTAATATTGTTTCTAAATTTCTACCAGTACCATTATCAAAGCCAGCACTCCAAGACATTTTAAAAGAAACACCGCCTTCAACAGGGACCTCATCAAGTGTGTCTCCAAAAAGTCTATCAGTGTTGTTTATAAAAGTACCAAAAGTACTACTACTTGGATCAGTATCTTCTACTATATGCTTGTGAGTTTCAGCAGAAACAACAACTCTATTTGTTTTAATGTAATCTGGAGCTTCGTTTTCTATAGCTAATATTTTGTACCTAGCTTTTTCAGTAACAAGAGTATCTGAGCTCACTCCTTTCTTTAATATTAAAAAAGTATCTATATCTAATTTATTTCTATCAGAAGAAGGAAAAGCCAACCACATGTTGCCATCTTCAGCATCATAGTAACGATCCATAGCCATGTTGTAATACTCACCCGAAGTTTCTTTTATATAAAACTTTAAAAACTTCATGTTTCTAGGATAGTCTTGGTCTCTTAGCCCAACTTTAATTCTGTTATTTGCAACAGCTTGTTGTTTTGAAACTTTAAAAGAGCCGTTTGGATTTGTTAACACCGGTGTTTCTCTACCATATTCATCTAAAAAAGTAACTCCTAACTGATATTCTCTTAATGATTTTATAGATTTTAAAGTTGTATTTATTGGGTAAGATACTAAGCTGTGTTTAAAGTTAGGTACAAAAGGACTTTTTTTATCGTCTCTTTGTGTTATATTGTAATTTTGTAAATAATTACCATATATTATTCTACTGCCAGAAACTTCTTGAGCTAAGGCTTTTCTAGGCACGTTATCATAAGTTCTTAATAATTGATTTGCCGGTAAGACAGCGCTAACAGTTTCGTCTGTAATAATAAATTCATTAAGATCCCAATAGTTTATATTTGTTATACTACCACTTGCGTCTTCTATTTCAACGGTACGAGAATCATTAGGCCTTATTGATTCTACTAAATATATATTTGGAGAGGCATCGTCTTTGTATAATATATCAACTTTTACAACATCTAAAGGTAAATCTTCTGGTATATAATTTTTTACAGCAATTGAAGCAGCCATATTTGTCATACCTATATTGTATCCTTTTTTAGAGTGATAATCAAAACCACCAGGAACAAAAGCAACCTCAGAAAAAGGTGAAAAAGTAGAATACTCACCGTCTTCATATTGATATCTATAAGCAAATCTAGGATATTTATATTCAAATATTTTTTCTGATTTATCAAAAAGATCAATAGTATAATTTAAAACGCCACCGTTAATTATAGCATCAGCTACTGGAGGTGCATCATTTATAGCTGTTATTTCTATAGCAACCTGGTGTATTGATCCAAAACCAGTTGGGCTTGTTATTGTAAAATTATTTCCACTCCAAGGTACAACTATACCTTTTATTCTCCAATCTTTAATAGGTAAACTTGGAACTGAAGTACCGTCATTTATATCGCACTCTTTTAAAACAACCTCTCTATTTTGAGCTGTGTTCCACTCGAAAGAATAACCACTGTTAAAAGCAAAATTGGCTGGATTATTAAAAGCGTTTGTATAATCTGTTCTTTCTTCTATTCTTAAATAAATAGTATCACCTACAGAAAAACTTTGAAAATTTTGTGCTGTTGATTGTGTTTGGTTTCCGTTTAAAAAAGAACTGTTAACACTAGAACCTGGTTCTGTAGTATATATTATTCCAGAGTAGTTTAAGTTTTCATCTCTACCAATACTAACATCTATAATAGGGGCTTTTGTTGGTGCTTTTTTTATAACAGTAACATGTTCTTCTCTAATGTCTATATCACTAGAAAAGCTTATGTTTTGATCTCTATTAATTAATTTAGTATGTATTTCACCACTTGGGTCTGTACCTTCTATAGATCTTGGTATATTTATTTTTTTAGGCTCAGTATTATTGTCTGTAAAGAAAAGCATATCGTCAATAATATTAATACCTGTTACTAGGTTTTCAGGAGAAAATTTTAATACACTACCATCAAAAACAAAATGAGAAACTAAAACGCTTGTTGGTAAGCCTTGACCTAAAACAAATGGTAAATTTTCCTCTAATACGCCATCTATAGCGTTAAACCACATCGCATAAACACCTTTGTTAAGTGTAATAACAGCGTGTTCATATTGATTGCCAGAATGATCGGTCCATGTTGAAATAACCTGCTTAGCTGTTACAACAGTGTCTTCTGGAAAAAAGTTTTGATACGCAGGGCCACCTAAATATACAGACCAAGGATTAAAACCAATACCTTCAACTTTATCTCCAATTCTTATACCAGCAGCATCATATATATTTAGTTGAAAACTAGTTTTAACACCTGGAACAGGTCCGTTATTGCTACCATACCCCATACCGTTGTTAATAAAACCATAAGAAGTATGACCATTGTAAATGTCAACGTCAAAAGCGTTACAAGGTGAACCTTGTGTACATGTGTACGTGTTACCTAAATTATCTGTTCCACTAGCAAATAATTCGTTTGCTAATTCAGTTTGTGATTGACCAATAGCACCAGTACCCATGGACCGCCAAGCGGTTACTATTAAACCAGCATCGTCAATAAAAACAGGTGTAATTTCATAGTCATAAGTGTTAAAATCTGTTTCTATTTCTTGTATTTTATATATAGTATTTTTACGTTTTTTTGTAAAAAAATTAGACTTAAAAAAACTAGTTGAAGTACCATTTATATCATCAAGTGGTGGTGCAAAATAATTTGCAGGCCAAGGATCTCCTTGCCCTTGCTGATTAGGTCCTTGTTCAACTATAATATCTGGATTATCATCTTCAAAAGCTGATTTAAAAGAGTTTTCTGTTGTTAACCAATATAAACAATCATTTTTTTCGTCAGAAATAGAACCTATACAAACAGAACCAGATGGTATACCAGATTGTCCATCTAAAAGTTTGTTACCTAATATATTTTGAACAGTACCAACATCTGAATCGTCAGAAGTAGATACCTGTATATTCATAGCGTCTCTATACTCACCACTTGGAGTAAGTCTCTCATCAAGATCTTTGTTCATTTTACCAGCGGCAAAATTGTTTTTAATATTTGGCATTTACTAGTGTTTTATCCACTTAGACTTACCTCTAAGCACTTGAGTTAATTCTTCTAATTTTAAATTTGATAATCTTAATTTTGCAGTTCTAACAGAAGCAAATCTTTCTTTTTTAAATCTATTTATTTGATATTCTGGTATGTTTGATCTACCAGCTGCTAAAGAATACATAATGCACTTGTACATTGCTTCTTCAGCATACTTATGTACTTTCATTTCTTCTTCTGTACCTAATCCATCGCTTATATAATCTAATACTATAGTTTCACCACTTAAATTAGAGCTAAAGTGTATTTTGCCAGCGTCACAATCAATATAAAAAGAACCATTTATTTGTGCCTGACTAGGATCAATACCATATCTATTTCCTTCTAAAGTCCAATATATATCATCAATATAATCATCTTGTCTTCTTTCAAAAGGTGTATTTGATTTATAGTTTTCCCATGTTGTAGAGTCTTTATAATCTTCATCTGTTCTATAGCTACTAGCAATAACTAATTGATTAACATCACTAAAAAAAGTAGATGTTGAAGACAATGGATCTTGATCTACAGTTAATATATTTGAATTAACATTAACAACTTTTGTAGAAGCGGGATATACAGAACTATAAACATACATACCAGGTTCTATATTAGATATATCACTTGCACTTGAAAAAGTTACCGTTTTATCTGTTAAGCTAAAACTTGTATAATCTACAACGTGTAGATCTGAATTTTCTCTTATAAGATTTTTATCGCTAGAAGTAAAAGTAAGCTCAGCACCAAGTACTTGTGTTGTTGGTGTAAAAACTGAAGCCCCTTCTCTTATTCTGATAATAGTTGAGTTAGACTCGTGTTTTACGCTCCAAACGTTTATACCAGAAGGAAGTAGACCGCCAGTAACGTTCATACCTACTAAAATATTGTTTTGCCTCGTAGTTAAAGTTATAGTATCTGAAGTTGTTAAAACATCGCCTGTTGCTTTTAATGTAAAATCACCTTCTGCGTTTTGTAAATATTTTTTTGGATTAGAAGTTTTAAGAGTAGGATATATTACATGTTTTATACCGCTAGTATCTACAAAACTAACTTTAGTGTAATTTATATAATCCTGTGGAAGTATCATTTGAAGTGTAGGGGGTAAAACTATTTCTTTTGATTTACAAGATCGAAAAGTATCAAAAGATAATTCTGCTAACGCTCTTTGAGCGTGAAAAGCTACGTCTGTTCTACTGGCTTTAGATATTATTTTATCTTCACCAGTATAAACAAACATAAACTGATTAATTATATCTTTTAAACTTACAAATTGATAATTACCATAATCTTCACTATCATAATAATCTTGCATTGATTGATTTGTTAAGTAAGCCATTTATTTATTTTTTTTCTAATTGAACTTGTGCTAGTTCCATGCCTTGACCAGCTCTCATTATATCATCTCTTTGAATAGCAACACCCGCAAACTTTAATATTTTATAAACTAATTCAGTTTCTTCTGAAGGGTGTAATTCAAAATGTGTAGTTTTACTTGTGTTTGCATCGTATAATGGTTTTTCGTTTATAAGAACATAACCCCAAGAAACTTTAACTGGTATTCTGAAATAAGTTATATTTGTTGGTAATTCAAAACCACTTTGACCACCCACGACACTTAAAATATTTCCACTTAAGTTTGCTACTGGTCTGCTGGCTGTTGGTCTAAGCAAAGGTGGTGCTGTTAGTATATTTTCAAAATCTTTTGTTCTCATAATTTCAGCATCTACTGAATTAAGCTTTACACTTTTGAGTCTATAAAAATTACTAGGTAAACGCTTTTGATTTGGTGTTTGACCACTAGCGTAATTAGCTATGTCAAGTGGGTTGGCTACAGTTTCAAAAACTTGTAATTTTTCTTCTAACATATCATCAACATCTGCAAAAACAGTACCGTTACCCGGCACTCTTTGAAACTGGTTTAAATCATAAAAATATTGTTCAAATATTTCTTTTTGAGCTTGGTTTGAAAACAAGCTAAATTCTTGAGGTGTTATGTATCCTCTTTGTTCTTTGTTGGCTAATACTAAAACTCTTTGATATACTGTATCTATATTTACCATAATTTTAATTGTTATAAGGAAATAATCTATTTAATGTTTCTTTTCTTTTAGCACAACCACAATCTTTACCAACAGCTTTACTAACTGTTTCTACAACTTTTTTTATACCAGTTGCTTTTGTTATTTTTTCTATTGAATCTCCTAACCCTTTTGATTTTTTATTTTTCATATAATTTATATTGTAGTTGCGATCGCCCCGCAGGACGACCGCCCTACAGTTTGGTTAATTTAATCTTTTTTCTATACTAGAAAAAACTTCCATACCTTCATCAGTTTTAAACCAAGCGGCTAAAGCAGAGTACGGGTGCTCATCAAAAGGAACATTCATTAACTTTCTATCATTAGATCCCCACATAAAAGTTCTTTGATCTTGAGATAATTTAATTATACCCATTTCAGTAGCTTTAATACCAAAGTTTCTAAGATGAACGTTGTCATCGTTAACTAAATCTAAGAATAAAGAAGGGTTTTTCTTAGCAAATAGTAACAAATCTCTTTTAAGCTCTTTAGAACTCATCTCTGACACTCTAGAGCCGTGTTCTACACGCATAACAGCTTCGGCTATATCAACATCTAAGTTTTTAGCAGCGTTTAACGCTTCTATTTCTAACTCTATATCATAAACTTGATTTTCAGCAATTTGTTGAGGTTTCCACTCATAAAACAATTTGTCTCTTAAAGGGTGGTATAAAGAAAGTAGTTTTTGTAAAACCGTTTTTTCTTTTGGTACATCTAAAACCCCATTTCTAAAAATAATATGAGCTAATCTATGATCACCAACCATTTCATCTACAAAACAAGTCCTTTGATTTGAACAGTATTTAAGTTCTCTTTCATATCCTTTTTCTTTATCAAAGTAATATATTCCAGCTGCTTTGATAATATGTGATAAAGGTTTGTGTCTACCTGTTAAAAAATACATTCTGTCTTTTATTTCCCAATCAGGTTTTTTTTGTTTAGGTTGTTCTATAACAACTTCTTTCATTTCGTTTACAACTGTAAATTTAGGTTCAGTTGTTTTTTCTTTTTTCTTTGCCATAATAATATATAATAAAATTAATAAAATAAAGGGTCGAGGCCGAAGCCTCGATCCTTAATATAAATGATTAGTTTAATAACATAAAGTTATTAGCACCTTGAGTAACTAAACATCTTTCAGATAAGTAGTTAACTCGCATTGCATCTAATTCAGATGTTTCTGCACCAACAGAACCAGTAACCCAAGTTTTTAGGTATCTATTATCTGTTTGTGAAGCTCTAAATCTAACGTGTAAGAAAGGACGTTTTAGGTTTTTACCTAATTGCTCATCATACACAGAAGAAACACCAGCAGGAACAATTAAACCTCTAATAGCACCAACAGTGTCTCTAGAGTTAATAGCTCCTCTTGTACCAGCATCATTTAAGTATTTCCAGTCAGACTTGTAGAAGTCATAAGAACCTCTTCTGAAACCTGTAAATCCTAAATTAAGTGCCATGTCTTCAGAGTTGTCAAATACACCGTAAGATGTACCACCAGCTCCATAAGAGTTCATAGAAGCTAACATGTCATCAATTGCTAGAGCAGTAGCTCTATTAACAAACATCATGTTTTCTTCAATAGCCCCTTGAGAGTCAAACTCAGCTAAAATAGCGTCAAACTCAGCTAAATCAGTAGCAGCGTTAACACCATTAATACCTGAAGATTTATTACCTCTGTCAGAAACAGCATCAAATAAACCTTGAGTACCAGCTGGTTTACCAGCATCCATACCTATAGAAGTTTCTACAGTAGAGTCATTTGCAACCATAACACCTTCAAGACATGTCATTTCTAAGTTGTCAACAAATCTTAATCTAGTTTCACCTTCTGCTTTTAAATACCAGTAGTATCCTGATTGTCCGTCTTCACCAGTAGTTTCAACCCAACCTATTTGAGAAGTATCAGATCCGTTGATTTGATACATTTCACGCATAATAGCTGGTTTGTTACTAAATGATTTGAACGAAGGCTCATTAGCAGTAGAATAAGGAGTATCAGATCCTTTTTTCCACTCAGAACCAATTTTAAGTACTGTAACAGCACCGTCAACCATACCAATACCAGTTTCATCTAAATGACCTTGAGTATATGGTAAACATGTTACAGCGTCAGTAGACACAGCCGAAATACGACATGGAGCAGTAACAGTGCTAGAAGCTACTAAAACAGTATCACCAATTCTAAGACCGTGTGTTCCTGATGCGTAAGACGCGTTAGAACCAACTAGTCCTGAAATTGTTACTACTGAAGTAGAAGCATCTACAGTTCCTGTATACGCTAAATGTAATCTACCTTGTTCTGACCAAACAACTTGATCAGACGTCATTGCTTCTTCAGCTCCGACTTGCTTTAAGAAACCTGAAACTGTTCTTTTCCCGAACACTTCAGCTTCTGCAGCCATTAAATCCGGTAAGTACTGTTGTTCCCAACCTGTACTTCCATCTATAAAATCTATGTAATTTGTAGAAAGAGCCGCCTTAACTGGAGAAGGCACTTTATTCAAATTACCACCTGGAGTAATTGCCATAATTTTGTAATTTTAAATTGTTATTTGTTTTTATTTTTAATTTTAAACTTAAAATCAGAAGAATTATCGTTTAACACTTTAAATGTAACACCGCCTGTTTTAATTTCACCATGAGTTTGTCGTGGGTTCATATCAACATTTTTAGATTTAGCAACGCTATCTTTCATAGCATCAGCTTTACCTTGTTCATAAAAGTGTTTTGCAACGGCGTCAGCGTTCATAGCTGTATATAAAGATTTATGATAACCTTGAGCATCTGATAATGTAGAATTTTTATCTAAAAACTTTTTAGTAAAATTATTTATATCACTCTGTGTTTTTTTAACCTCTTCAGCGTTTTTTACTTTAAACCTATACTTTTTATCACCGACATTATATTCAAAACCTTTGAACTTGTCGTTAAAAACTTGATTAGTTTTTTGTGCAAAAATTTCAGTATTTTTAACCGCTACTTTTTTGTTTTCTTCTGCTTCTTTGTTATATCTATTAAAGAAATCTATAGCTTTTTGTTGGTCATTAGTTAACCTTGATCCAGCTTTAATTTCTTCATAGTATTTAGACTTTTGCCCGTCTAAGTGGCTTTTAGCGCTGGCAACTTGCTCTTTTAACGCTAATTTTTTTCTTTTTATGTCTCTTTCTGTATCTTCTTCTTCATCATAAGAAAAAGAATCATCTAACATAAAATTAATTTCTTCATTATTTAAATGAGGCTTTGTTTGCTTGTAATATTCATAAAGTAAATTTCTATCATCTAATTTACTATAATCTTGATTAAGTCTTACATAGTCATTTAAATCACCGCCAGTTTCTTCCATAAAATCTACTAACTTTTTTATGTTATCTGGCACTTCTTTTTTATCTTCTTTTATGTCTTCTACAACCTCCACAGTTTTTTCTTCTTCAACCTCTTCTTTTGTTTCTTCTTCTTCAACAACTTCTTCTAAAACTGTTTCTTCTTGTGCTTCAGCTTTCGGCTGTACTTCTTCTTGTTCTTGTGTGGGCTCGGCATTTTCAGGCTCTGTAACCACTCCGCTGTCGTCAGCGTTATCTTCTTTATTTTCATTTTCTTTTGGTGTTGGTGGTTTACTTAAATCTACTTTTACTACGCTATCATCACCAGCGCTTTTAAATTTAGATTCATCTACTTGAGTAGTTTCTTTTACAGGTTTTTGTTCTACCTGTTCTTGTGTAGTTTCTTCAACTACGTTTTCATTTTTTTCTTCCATAATATAATATAATAATAATTAATAAATTTACTTAGGATCAAATACACCTAAATTAAAACCTCCTCCTAGTATATCATTACCTGCGGATTCAAAGTTTTTAGGTGGTGTCTTACTGTTTCTTTGATCTATAAGCTCACTTTGTTGCGAAGCTTGTATTCTTGTTCTTTCATCTTTACGATCTTCTTTTGCTGATTCTTTTCGCTTTTGATTTGTAATTTCCATGTTTTTTAATTGCATGTTATATTCAAACTCTAAAGCCATTAATTCTTTTTTAGCAGAAACTTCTTGTTGCATTCTTTGAGATTCCAACTGAGCTTTTACTTGTTCTAATTGGGCATTACTTTGTGTTAACGCTTGATTTTTTTGAACATCCGCTTGTGCGGCCGCAGCTGTAGCTTGTTGATTCATTTGGTTTTGTAACTGCATATTCTGTTGCTGAATAGCTTGATCTCTATCTAATTTCTTTTTTCTACGTATTTTTAATAGTTGATTTGCTAGCTTTACATTTTTAATCTCTCTAATATCAATAGCATCAGCAAGTTCTATAACTTGTTGCTGTAAAGCCATTTGTATATTATTTTCTAACATCATTTTTTCTTCTTCGTCTGGTTGTAATTCTATAAATATACCAAAGTCATAAAGATGTAATTCTGTTAACTCTTCTAATATAGCCGCGTTATGAACACCTATAGCTTGTATAAAAGCGTCTTTAGTTGGAGAATACTCTATAATATCAGATATTCTAAGAGATAAAGATTCAGCAACTTCATTAGTTAAATACAAACCTGCTTGTAATATATGCCTAGTAGCTGTGTTGCTATTTGCAGCTGCTAATTTCTGAACACCCACTAAAGCGTTTTTATCTGGCATTGTTCCGTCTCTCGCTTCATTTAGTCCGGTTACATCTCTTATCATTTGTAAATAATAATTATAGTTTGCAATAAGAGCTTGCATTTTATTACCTCCACTTCCTGATGTTATTTCTTGTATTGGTACTTTGCCAGGGTTCATGTCTCCATCAGAGGTAAATGATCTACCAATAACACTACCTGTTTGAAAGAACATATTTAAAGCTTCTTGAGGGTTGTAATTAGTGCCATTACCTAAATCTATTTCAGCAAGACCATCAGCATCTAAATAAACACCATCTGGCACCATTCTAGATAACACCTGCTGTAACTTTAAGTGTGTTAACTGTATCATATCAGCAAAACCAGTTATTCTACTAACAATAGATTCTATTTTACCATCATACATTCTAGGAGCAACTATAGCATAATTCATTTTTACTTTAGTATAATCACTTTTAGGTCTCATCATGTTTTTTGCCATCTCCCACTTTAAAAGTTTTTCAGTTCCTAATATCATAGCTCCTTCGTAAAGAGTTTCTATAGATCTTAACATTTTAGCATAACCACCTTCCATACCTTCAGGTGGATTAAAACTATCATTTTTACGTATGATTTTTTCAGCACCAGTTCCAGTTTCTTTTACTTTATAAACTTCATTCATATAAGTTTTAAAATTAAAGTATAATACTTGAATAGTGTTGTTATCATCAACATGTGTTGAATATCTTGAGTTATAATTAGTTTTATTATAAACTTTATTTTTCATTATATCTTCAAGATCGCTTTCTGTTAAATGGGGAAATTGTTTTGCTAACTCATTTACGTGTATTGATTTTACTTCGCCTACATAATATATGTCTTCAAAATAAGGTGAGTCGCTATGAGAATATACTAGGTTAGCAGGATCAACATATTCTACTATAACACCCTCAGAAGTGTTAAAAGTTGTTTTTACAGCACCTATACCTAAAACAGTTAAATCTCTATAAAAACGTTTTTTAGTTAATTCGTATTTGTTACCTTGCAACAAAGTATTTATAGCTTGTTCTTCTGCTACTTCAATTGACTGCTTATATGTTAATTGCATATGAAGTTCTAGTTCTTCATTTGTTTCTGGAAGCTCTTCTATTTGGCTTTTTCTAACATCAAGATTTAAATTGTTTTTTACAGCCTCGTTAAACTGTCTTAACCTCATATCTTTAAGTATATTTTCCATATACTTAGTTCTTTTGTTAACGCCAAAAGGATCTTGAGAATAAGCTTTTATATCATATGTTCTTTCAGCAATACCGTTAACAACTATATCTACAAATTTAGATATAATCGGAACAGGTTTCCAGTCTAAATTAAGATAAGACAAATCACCGTTTATAGACAACTCGTCTTTATACTTTTGTACAGACTGTTCTCCTCTAGCGTAAAGCCTTAAATTATGAAAGTTGTTTTGATTGCTTTTAAATCTATTATATCCTCTACCTCTATCTTGATTAAACCATTCTGTTTCTATGGCTTTACCAACTTTTAAACCGTAATCATAACTAAGCTTTTCAGCGTCGCTAACGGTTTGACTAGGAAAATAATTTTTAATGCCAGACTCTGCCATATTTATTATTTAATTATTTGTGAATTAATCCCTTTATTATTATACTTAGAGATGTTTATATTTAGTTTTGGTTTTTCAACCTTTGCGTTTGGCGCATATAAATGTCTATTGTTAGCCATTATAGCTAATCCACTACTTATAGTAGCATCGTATTTTGTTCTTTTATTAATGTCAAATCTACTCCAATCATTTAGTAATTCGTTAAAATACAAACTACCAAAACTACCATCTTGTTTCATACCAACGTGATCTTGAATATACATTTCAATTGCAGCCGCGTGCGCTTGTTTTATATCTTCACTTGAGTTAGGTATACCACCAATTTCTTTTTCTGCTACAGATAATTTATTCCAAACTTTATCAGGTCTGTTCATACTAAAACCTCTATAACCTCTACGCCTTAAGTAGTACAAAAGCCTAGGTTTATTGTTCTCTGCAAGTATTGGCATACCATAAAATACTAACGCCATTAATACGTCTTCAAAGAATATTTCAGCTGTAGGTGGTCTTGATAAGTATTCTAAAAAAAAGCTATTCGCAGGAGCGTCCTCCATAAGAGTCACAACCAAATGCTCCCATGTGTTCATTACCAGGATATTTTATACCATTTTTAAGTACCACTCTATTTTGTAATTGTTGAGATGGCACCCAACTAACTTTAAATCTACCTTTTGGGTCTGGATAAAATATAACTTGTGAATCTTTTATTCCATTTACCCATTGAAAATTACCAGTTGTAATCCCTAAAGTTCTAGACATCTCTTCGTTATAATCTATTTGTTCGTATATTTTTACTAAGTTAAATATACTGTTTTTTGTTTCATCTCTAAATGCATGTTCTTCAGTTCTTGGAAATTGTCTGTAAAACTCATTTAAAGCATCTTGATCATCTTTTAAACCATCAACTTCATTTTGCCAACTATCTATTACACCTATATCTATTAATTCGCCATCTGGGGCGAGCACATCGACACTAGGAGTAGTGAATACTGGAAATCCGAACTCGTCAATAAATCCTTCATAGTTCCATTCCATTGGGATAAACAAAGAGTATAAACCAGATTTTGTTTGACCATTTCTATTTCGTTTAGTGACATCTGATGCATTGTATAATTTTTTAAAATTATCTCCACCTTTGTCTAGGGCGTTGGAGGTTGAACCCATCATACATTTACCTATAATTCTACTACCAAGTCTAAGACATGTTTTTGTAACACGCCAATTGTTTAATATATTATCAGGTCTTTCCCATTTGCCACTTTCATCATGTACTAGTAAATTAAGTTTTTCACCATCATAACTATTATCACCAGTATTTTTCCAATCAATAGTTGTATCTAAACCCTGTATATCTTCTAACTGTTCATTAGCAGTAATCTTTTTTCTTGTAAACTTACTAGCTGGTACTCTATATGCAAGCTCTGATTTAGGCCTATCCATACCATCTTGTATAGGTTTAAAGAAAAATGGGTAGTTTATACTAATTGGAACTACCTTGTCTGTAAACATTTTTTTTGCATCAGCACCTGTTTTAGAAAGTATACCATATCTCGAATCGCTTGATATTGTAGCCAAGTTAACTGTTTCTGCTGATGACATAAACGAAAAACCAGAACGTCTGTTTTTTAAATAACACATGCCATAACACCTTTTGTCAGCTTTACAAGCTTCCCAGAATATGTAAAATAATCTATTTGCTTCTCTAAAGTCAGGAGCACCTACGTCTATTTTGCTCCACTGCAAGTACATATAATGTGTACCTGTTATATATGTTGGTTTATTATTATTCATAAACCAAAATCCTTCTTCTCTTCTTTTAAATTCTTTATCTATATATTCATACCATTGATCTTTTTGTTCTTCTGGATAAGATCTCCAATCAAATATATTTTTTAGTCTACCTAATTCTTTTGGGTATTCTATTTTTTGCCACTTGTTTTTGGGGTGCATATACACTGTTTTCGGTTCAGCCGGCAACCCAATTCGCAAATTTTGAATCTCCACCACTTGTCCAATACGTCCAGTTTTAGAGATAACCACGATATCATGTTCTTTATTGTATCCATATTTCCATTTTTTAGATTTGTTAAGACGACTAATAGTCGTTTTTTTAATAGGTTCTATTGTTTTAACTAAACTTTGATCGTACATCATTTTGACCTTCCTTCTGCGAATCCTTTAAAAACTTTTGTTTTTTTATCTTCAGGTGATTTACCTTCAATTATATTTTCTTCTTCTTGAATTCTGTTAAGTATTTCAAACGCATCAAATATAGCTAGCTTTTTAGTAGCCGCAGCGTTTTTTAATCTATCAGCCGAAACATCATCTTCAGTGTTAGTAATAATTTTTTCTTTAGCAACATTAATCAACTCTTCAACTGCTCTGTGCCCAGCTTGGATTATAAGTTTCTTCGTTTCCTTGATATTCATATTTAATTGTAATAAAATTTGATAAAACTCTATATAGTCTTTCACCATCAACTATAAATTCATATTCACTTTTTGGCCTAAAACCTATTAAATCATTAGTTTTTACTGTGCCATCAGAATATTTAACAACTCCTTGTAAAGGCGTTTCGTTACTTAAATTAAAATTGTTTTTATTTTTCAAAGGCTTAACAAAACAATAACCTTTTGGAGCTAACCATTCGTTATTTGTTTTATATAAAAATATTTGATCAATATTTATAATATAAGTGTTTTCGTTAAAATAGCTTCTACTATTTCTTTCAACACCTTTAACGTCGTGCCATCTTCTAAAAACATTATGGTGTACTATAACAGTATCACCAGCTTTAATATTTGTTTCGCCAATTACAGGTGTTGATATAACAATTGCCTCTCTATTTACATACTGATGGTTGAAGACTTCAGTGTTAAGTATTAACTCTGAGTCTCCAACTTTTTTAGCATTATTATATCTTTCTCCTTTTGGTCTTACAACAAAGTTGTAAACACTTTTCATTAGTACTGTAGATTATATTCTATAGATACAGCCATGTTTTTGTTAAAGTCTTTCCAAGGTAAAACATCTTGATTTTTTTTGATGTAAACTGAATATTTATCTTGTTCTTCTACAATATCACAAATAATATGACCACCGTAAACTTCTTGACCTACCGCATAGTGCATAGCGTTATCCTTATAGTCTTTGCCAATACTAATTTTTCTTATCAGCTTCGACATCTTCTTTGTAATTTATTGTACCATCATTTATGTTTATATCAAAAGTACCATATTGTTTTTCAAACTCTTGCTGCAGTTTAGTTAAATTATCACGTAGCCCAGCAATACCGTGCATCATTTCGTGAATTTTAACCTGCATTGATCCTATTTCTAATTGTCCTCTGTTTATACCATTAACAGTTTCTTGAACTTTTTTTAATTCTTCTTCTGTTATTTTTTCAGGTTTTAAGTCTATTACTTTTTCTTTTTTTGCCATTATATTTAATTTAAATTAATTATTAGGCTAGTCTTTCTAGCCCGTGTTTACATAATAAATGATCTTCTAATCTTTTTCTATATTCATCACTAACCGTTGCTTCTATAATACCAACGTCATATATTTTACCGTCAAAAAAGTTAGAAGCATCGTTTTTACTTCCTAAGTTTTGTAAATCAAATTGACCAGCGTTTGTAATGCTAGAGTCTGCTGATTTACCATTTTTGTAACCAATTATTGTTGCAGTGCTGCCGTTTGTTCTATGCACTATGTATAAAAGTTTTTCATCATTTGACGTTGTAAAACCACCATCTGTATTGTTTACTATTTCAGTTGTACCACCTGCACCCGTTTTAAATCTATGTTTGTTTTGTGTTTGAAACTCTAATACTTCACCGCCAGAATCAGACAAATAACAAGAGGTTGCGCCATCTCTTAATTCTGTTACAATAAAAGATAAAAAATCATTATTAGTATCAATTCTAAAACTAGTAAAATTCATAAAGTCAGCATTATCACCATCACCATCATCAAAAAAATCTAAACTTCCATCAGACGCTAATAAAGGTTCGTTTTCATCAGTAGTTTGAGTTGCGTTGTTGGCATTACTACTTTGATCCGCCCAAGTAGTTACGTTTGTAGTTGTAGAGGTACTATCATCTTCTTGTGTTGTTGTAATACTTTCACTTGTAATACCTTCATTCCACCTATAATATATTTGCAGGTTTGAACCAAAATTTAACGTACTACCATGCGGTATGCCTGCGTGTGTTCTGTATCTAGATCTTCCTATCATATTATTTTTATTTATTACCAACCACTATCTATGGTAGCAGCTTCTTGATATTGTATTGCCACACCTAATAAATGCGCGTCTTCATTTAAATCATCATTAGCATGATTTGCTACTCTGTGTATTCTAAAGTAAACAAGTTCATCAGCGTGAGCGACTGGAGAACCAGCGATTGTAATATCTCCTGTAGCGTCCGATATGTGTACTCTACCGGCAGCTGTACCTAATACATCATCATTTACAGCTACATCTGTACCAAAAGAACTATCTATAGTTCCTCCATCGGCATGAGCTGTTCCTGCAATTGACCATCTACAAGTGTGTGAAGTTGTTGTAGAGGAGGTTGGTTTCCAGTAAAATTTAGCTTTAACTGTTCCTCCGTTCCATTGCTCTGGTATAATTACTTTAGCCTGCACATATTCTATAGTACTAGCGTCAAAAGCAAAGTAATCACTCATCACATCGTTTGAAGAGGCTTCTTCTGTTCCAGCAGCAGCACCATTTGTTACTTGTGGTACCATTGCCCCAGCATCAATCCATAGTGTTCTATAGTTTGTGCCTGTATATCCAGAGGCTGTAGATGATATTAAACCATCCGCTGTGACTGTACCGGTTGTTGATATAGTAACACCTGTAGAACCTGTACCACCACCAAACGTTGCGGCGTTAGTACAAACAATATTATCAGCGGTTAAAGCAGCGTCTGTTGTCAAAGCACCGTTAAATTGACCTACACCAGCTGTTGATATTGTTGCTCCAGTGCTACCAAAACCACCACCAAAAGTAGCGCCAGCTGTACATATTAAACTAGCAACTGTTGCTTCAGCGGAAACACCAAGATCACCAGTTACGTTTGTAGCTCCTTCTAATTCAATAGTACCAGCGGCGTCTAAAGTTATATTGCCATCAGCTTCAATTTCAAAATGAGCAGCGGCAGCAGCGGCATCTACAGTAGTAAATTTAGCATCTCCATTAGCGCCAATAACTAAACTCATATAATCACTTACGTTTAAATATGTATTATAAAACCTACTTTCACCACTAGTACCAACGTGTTTTATGATTCCATCAGGAGCAAAAGTTAAGTCAGCAGCTGTACCACCACCATCTACTGTTTCAAGTAATGTTGCTCCACTAGTAGTTGTTCTTATTTTAAAGTAATCCGCAGAGTCTTGAGAACTATACGATATAAAATCAGCGTTTATACCACCCATCACGTCTATATCTTCAGTTGTTGATTTATAACCAATATTAGTTGTAAAATCTTGTACATTTGCTTGATAACCAATACCTGAATTAGCACCAGAAGTAGCAGCGGCATCTAAAACAGCATCGCTACCAATAAATGTTACAGTACTGTTTGCATGATTAGTCGCGGCATCAGACATGTTTATATAACTACCAGTTCTAAGATGTGTGTTTCCATCACCCGTTGCCGTGGCTTTATCGTAATCTAAATGAATCATACCGTTAGCACCGTTAAAAGCAGCAGTACTATCGTGATCTTGATCTATTTTTAATCCAGCTGCTCTAAAATTAGAATTAGTAGCTGTTACGTTTATAGCGTTACCAGTTGTTAAACTACTGCTAGTAATATCCACAACATTAACTGTTGTATTGTCAGCATCTATATCTAAAGCTATTGCGTCTACATCGTCATTATCAATTAATAACGCAGAAGCGCCAGAAGAAGCGGCGTTTTCTATTTCAACACCATCTGATGTAATTTTTGTAAGACCAATACCATCATTATCTATTAAAAGGTCACCATCAATAGACATGGTTAAATCAGCCGCGTGCGCGTCGTCATCTACGGTTTTAATTGTAGTAGCGCCGTGAGTGGTAGTAGCTATAGTAAAAATATCGCCAGTATCTGCTGAACTTGAAATTGTAAGATCTACCTGACCGTCTGTTCCATTAATCATTATTGCAGATCCTCCAGATAAAGACTGCGCTGTAATATCTAAAACGTTTGCACTAGTGTTACTCGCGTTAATATCTAACGCTACTTGATCAACATCAAGATTTGATATTGTAGCAGCAGCAGTACCTCCAGCTGATGCGTTTTCTATAAATAGTTTTCCCCATGACTTTGCAGCGGTTCCTAAACCACCTTCTTGATCAGCTCTAGGTACTATATTTGGTGTTGCCATATTTTTATTTTTTTATTTTTTATTAAACGTCTAAGGGTTGTACATCAGAGTTAGTGTCTAAGTCCCAATAACCTTCATCACTAACAGATCCAACAGCGGCTAAAGTATAATCAGTACCGTCTAAGTCCCAAGTGTCGTGAAAGTCTGTAGTAGCAGGTATAGGTCTTAACTCGCCAGCAACACCACCGTTGCTAACGCCTTCCCAAAAGTAATCTTCTATTATTACAGCAGGATTGTTGGCACCTCCGTAAACAGAGCCACCTATCATCATACCTAATCCTATTGGCGACATTATTGTCCGAAATAACAAATTATACCACCATCTGCATCTGCGCCAGATAGTGTAACACTAGTCCATCTTCCAAATATTGTTACTCCTTTTGGAAAAATAGTAGATGAATCTGTAGCGTCAGCTCCACCTCCATTTGCGTCTACTACAGCCGTGTGGCTAAAAAAAGCATCACCTTCAGAACCATCTGATTTTGTGTATGCTGACGTGTCTGCCACTAAACCTGATAAGGTTGTGTCTGCTAAAAACTGTATTGCTACAATAACTTTTCCAGTTGGTGGAGTAAAAGCCCCTGTAGTATCACAGAAACCACTACCAAGCTGTCCAAATCCATAAGCTACTTCTGTTGAATTTATTCCCATAATTTTATTTTTTTACTTTTTCTAGTGATCTACCGCCAAAATAGGCACCAATCACTGTTATTAATACTAGTTGTAATAAGTCTACCCAAGAAGCTTTAACTTCAAATGATATAACTCCAGCATCAATAAATATTAATAATACTGTTGATACACATAGAAATATTAAAACTAGTGGTCTTATATTTTTACTTAACCATGAATCAGATGCCATATCTACCTTCCATCTTTCAGTTACTTGCTTTTGCATTTCAGCCTCGTAACCCATGATCATATCTTTAATCTGCCTTTCGGCTTCTAATTTTTCTTCTTTTGATGTATGTAAGTTGTCTATAACTCCACCTACATTTTTTACTAAATCTGCGGCTCCACCGCTAAATAATTTATCTAACATATTTTTTGTTTAAACGTTCGGTTCATAACCATTATTAGCATCATCTTCCCAAGGAAAATCATGATCACCTGCTTCTTTCCACTGTCCATATACTAATATCATGTCTTTACCGTTAATATCTTTTCTTGGAAACTTTTCTCCATTGTACATAACATAATCATCTGTATAACCTAATTTACCTATTTTCATGTCTGTAGCATGCCTCATCTCATGGTTTATAACTTGATTATATTCAAAGCTTCCTGGAACTAAATCTTCATTAACATAAATAGTACCATCCATATTTGCCTCGCCCATAATATCTTCATCTAAAGGCATTGGTATTATAGGTGTGCCAGGTATAGATAATTTACTGTTAGGGTTTCTACCAAAAGTCATTTTACTTTTGATTTCACCGCTAACAGCATAATTACCTTTTTCTGTACCTAATTTAAACCCCATTATGAAAACCTTGGAAAGTTAGATGATGGTTTTGGATTAGCAGATGGTTTATTTTTTGCGCCACCCATAGCTTGATTAGGCTTCATTTTCATTGAACTTTTTTTTATCATTTTCATACCCTCTTTAGTTCCTAAGTCATCTACTTGCGTGTTTTGGTTTTCTTTAGCATAAGCTCTTTGCTGTCTTGCATGGTCAGCTTTAGCTTCTACTGTTGCTTCATTAACGTAAGTATTATCTTTTAACTTTGTCTTTGCTTTTGTTGGG